TTCGAGGATGGGTAAAAACGATCTATAACAATCAGTTCTTTACCATACCACCTACACTTGTATTCAAGTTGGTTACGGAACATCGAGAAAGAAGCATCATATACAGAACCGGCAAGTTTGTGATTCTGTAGCATACCGGAAGCATTTAGATTCTCAATACAGATAACATCGTAATTATTTACCAGCATCGTGGTCAAATTATGCATGTACCATGAACGCTTGTTGGCTATATCACGATGAAGTCTTGATACTTTTAGCCTGCATTTGTTTCTTCGATTACTTCCTAATTTCTTTCTTGATAAATGCCGTTGCATCCTTTTTAACTTCGCTTGGTTCTCACAAAGAAAATGGGGATTCTCAACAGCAATCCCATCAGATAATGTAGCTAATGTCTTAATCCCTAAATCAACTCCGACTGTTTTGCTAGTTTTCTGTTTGTAACACTGTTCTGTTTCTACAAGAACTGATACGAAATATTAACAAGATCCGACTTTGTCGGGAATTTCGGATTAGGGTTTGTTTCTTTATCGTATGAGTTAAATGAGTCAACACAAGCATTCCATACAACACGTACGCATCCGAATGTTTTTGCAAGAAGTTCTTCTTGTGTTTTGTTCGGATACATACGATATTTATATGAACGCTTTATTAGACTCATCATCAATTCATTTTAATATATTAAATATACAAATAATTCTATGATTTTACAATGGATTACTATCGATTTTGTAATTATTTAATCATACTTGTCTCCTCTTCTGTATACTAACGCTACCCAACAGTCGTATTTTTTGCTGTATCCTATAAGAGGGACATTAGCCATAGGCGGATTATCCTCCGTTTTGTACCTTATTCTTGCTGTTTGTTTTATACTCATATAATCCATTTTTTAATAATGTTATTATCAGTGAAAATAATGTATCTATAAGATGTTTCTCCTTTCCCCAATATATAGGAATATCATCTATATCCCTATATAATGCAAACCATGCGTTTTCTAGCTTATAACATTCGAATGTAGAACCCTCTATCTCATATGGGAGTAAATTCAGTAACGTCCCTACATCCCAAACAGGGTTGGATATATCCGGGGTAACGGCCTCGATCAACCCTATACGACCAGCGTCATCCTCCATAGAATGCAATGAGTCAAGGTACTTGTCTCTGAAGCCGATGGCGGTGGAGATAGGGAGGCCGGCCTCAACCAGCACTCTCCCCTGTTCTTTTGTGGTAAAAATCCGTTCCTTCATGGTTTTTGCTTTTTCGGTGACATATCATCCAGTTTCTTTATTCCCATCAATATCGGGATACTATCATGCATACCATCCATCATCTTCCTTTCTACCGTAACGATCGTATCATTATGCCATCCCCCATGAGCCACAAGAAGAATCTCCTGCTGCTCGAAGCCAAGCCCTACCCCTATACCGCCGGAGTTCCACGCGCAGGTAATGACCACCCCGCCCTTCTTGGTGATCCTAGCTATCTCATTCTTCTGCCTAGCCCAATAACTAGATTGCGTTGTTTGCATATTAACAGATCCTCCAAGTCTTTTATACGACTCAGATACCTGTCTCGCAGAATATGGTGGATCATATAATACCATATCAGCTATATTATCATCAAGATGACACAAGAAGTCCGTGGCATCTTTATGATACATAGCCTTAGTCTCAGGATCAAGATCGTTGGTTATCGTCCCTATATCGCTGTTTCTGGCGAATGGATCCACTATAACCATCCCCTCTTCTCGATATTTATCTATAAGTTCTCTTATCGGTTTTATGCTGAATGTCTCTTTATTCGGCATCGACCATGTTTTGTTTATAACCATATCGCTGTGATCGTGTTTTAAATTCTACCTACGCTCTATGCCTCTTAGCAAATGGGCTATCACATCCACTGTCCATCCGTTACCCGCTAAAGACATGGCCGTATTCGGGGCTATCCCGTCAAGGTAATCATCCGGCAATGTCTGTAGCCTACACATCTCCACCGGGGTCAGGTATCTGAATTTGTCTTTCATGTCAAAGGCATTAGGATATCTTCCGGGAGGTAGTGATGAGATCACGTTATCTTTCATGACTGTTGTCAGGCAATTACTTTTCTTGATGGGAGTTGTATTCTTATCTTTTCTTATCTCCAGACATTGCGTTATTTTTATGTCCTTGTCACAATCCTTTCGATACCCGTCCTCTCCTATCCTTCTACCGACAATGGTCCCTATATATCTTCCTCTTATGGCTCCCGGATTCCAATCCTTGTCATGCTCTAGAATATCATCCAATGATATATGCTTGTCTTTCGGCATTTCTACTGGCCAATTACACCAATAAAGGCGATGCCGGGTCTGCGCCGAGACCAAGGCGCTATCGATCTCCACCGGCTCCACTCCAAGCTCCTCGGTAATCACCCAGCGGTGCTCATCCCGCATCCGGACGTTCTCGCCCAAGAATAGGACCTTACCTTTGGTCTCCTTCCTTAAATGCTTTACGATGTCCGAGAAGCAAAAGAAAAGCCTTCCACGAGCGTCCATGAATCCTTTACCCTTACCTGAGCTAGAGAAGCTCTGGCAACAGAACCCTCCCATGACCAGATCTATGTCTTTCCAAGAAATATCCCATATTCTCCAGTTATTAACATCTCCTAACCGGATGATATTAGGAAAATGTTTTTGGCTTACTTTTATGCATGTGTTATCTATCTCCGAGGCGTAATAAGCATCTATAGGTATGCCGGCTCTTTGCAACGCTAGATATCCACATGATATCCCGTCAAATAATGATAATACTTTCATATTATTTATCGTTTAGGTATAAAATTACCTTAATTGCGATATTACTCTAATAGCATAGAAGGAAACGATCTTTCTCTCGTCATTTGGATAAAACTCATTCCCGTTATAAGTCATTAGCCATGCTTTCTCGGAATTATATTGGGTGCTAGTCCAATAACTTGTAGTGCCTTCGTCTATATCCAATCCATCGATAAGAGACATGCATCTATTAATCTCATCTAAATTATTTATGATCTCCATCCATTCTCCCACTGATGCTAAATACCCCATTTGTCCATTCTTGAATTGAGTAACAGTGCATTCATAAGCGGCACTAGCATGCGTATATTCCGCGATACTTTGTGTGTTTTGAAATCCATTAAAATCTTTTTTTGCTTCATTACTTGATGTTATTGTAGTTACTCCTTGGATCAATCCAGTCGTATTAGACCAGCTTCGATTCTTAAGCTCAATACCTGAAATAACGAAGCTGCTGTTGTCGCTTATCAACGCCACTCCTACGGCGTCGTTTCTCCACGAATAATTCCATTTATCACTAGTATATAACTTGCCATTGGTGTGTAAGATATATATACCGTTTGAAACGGTTTGACCGCCTATCATCCTTCTTCTCATATTCTTCTACCTTGCTAATGTATGTTTATAATTCTAAGTTTATCATATTCTTCAGTAAGAATCCCATGATCAAACAATTTGCTAGCGTCTATTTCAAAGTCCCTATATTTGTCAGTTATATTGATATCAGCCCACATGTTCAATCTCCCCTTATCATCCAACTGCATATGGATAAAGCCTTTTGTCACCTTCTTCCCGGCTTTAAGAGCCTCTACGTCTTTATCGGTAATCTTTTTCATGCTTTTAATATTTTATCGTTACAAGTGAACTACTCACGCCTAAAGTCAGGGAAATTCACGCTTAATCCTTAAATTCATCTTTCATCCTGATCTTTATGCCCCCATATGATAATTCCTTATGAGCTGTGACAAAATAATCAACCGCATCTTCATCTAATAAACTATGCGGGCACCTTTCCCATACAGGACTTTGATCTAGATGATCCCATGTAGCTACAAGCAACCTATTCTTGTCATCATCAATAGCTATTTTGTATGTCCCTGTAGTAGACTTACGTTTAATGATCGCTCCATTTAACATCTGTTTCTTAGCCCAGCTCCATGAACCTCTCAACCCAAATGTTTTTATAACCCAGTCATTTATCTTCTTCATTTCAAGTTATTTGTTAAAAGCATAATATAAATATAAATACATAAATTGGATAGGGCTATTCACCATACCCTTATCATTAGGCTCGTCATACTTGTCAAGCCAAAGACGAAGCGCTTCCCAATCGATATCCTTATGGTCACAGACCATGCAGGCTAGGTTAGCCCCGAACAGATCCCCTCCGCCACGTAAAGACTCGTTAAATCTCTTGGCTAGCCTTTTCTTGAATCCTTTATTGTACCAAATACCGGAGGTAGCGGCATAACAATAATAAGCGTTGTATTTCATTTTCACACCCATCTTCTCAAATAAAGGCGTATGCCATATCCGGTCAAGGAAGAATACTATTCCACGATAGATAAAGGTTCGGAGATTCTTCCTGTATTTCTTCCCCAAGAAGCTATCTACGCAAGATATAGTTCCGCCTGAATAGTACCAGTTATTGGCGCCTCTCTTAACCTTATCCGTCATCTTGAACTTATTTTCCCTATCCTCTACCCTATCCCAAGGCTTTAATTTATCCTCGTTAAATGTTGGACAATAATGATAGTAATGATTGATCCATGAAAGGTATGGGTTGTATATCGTGTATCCATTATCGCTGACATATGAGTTTATATCATATCCAAGTTCTTTGGCTAGAATAGACCCTTCATCAGCTAATACCTTCAATATCGGGTTCAAGTTCCATATCTGGTCTTGGCTGACGAACATCGAATAACAAGGATCCTCATCCTCGCCATACCATCCTCCCATCCCGCTCACTATTTTATCCAAATCAAGTGAATAATCTTTCCCGGATAAAAAATCATCTCTAAGAAAAAAACCTCTATATGGGATCATGTCATATACACCCGGTTGATCCTCAAACATATGTTTAGCGTTCTCGGTCAATCTGATCAATGTTTGCAAGGCAGAAGATATATCTATGGGCGCATATTCACACCCATAGACCTTATTATTTATCCAAAGATATTGAAGAAGCTCGGCTATATTAATAGTCCCGTCCTCCACATATCCTGTCTTGTTATCGAAGTTTATTTTGGCTAGAGGTATATTACTTCCTTGTGGTTGGTCACTTTTTTCATTACAACAATGCACGAACCTGTCAAAGAATATATCTTTCCAACCAAAATATTTATCCCTTATCGTCATAAGCCTATTTCTTGTCGTATAACGACATGACGTTAATAAGATCAGCTTTTCTGGCCATCCCTTCAAGTTTATTAAAGCCATCCATGTTATCTCCACTGACGATGATAGTAGGATATACCTCTATACCGTACTTGGATATCTCCTCCTCCGCGGCCTTGTTCTCCGGAATCTGGTTTAACGTGACCTCACCCTCATACTCCTGTAATGTGTTGGCGATAATATATCGCATGTAATCGCTGTACTCAGCGTCTTTCTTCGTGAAAAAATCAATTCTTACCATTTTTAAATAGTTTTTAATCTGTTAATAATTAAATCAGCAGTAAATATAGCATTATCTACCTCATCTATACACATCTTCCTTCCATCGAAATCGTTAGATAATAAATCCTTAACAATCTGATATCTACGATGCTCCCAATTTATGTCTATATCAAAATTCAGATACCTTACATAATCATAATTCAATTCATCATAACTATAATTGAGATACTTAACTATCGGAAATGGAGTATCATCATAAATAGTGCGCTTGATTAAATCAACGTATTTACCGGTTTTTTTATTAATAGCTCTTAATCTCTCATCTACTACTCTTTCTCCTGACTCTTCCATTCTGTAAGCCCTTTGTTATGTTTATCGTAATATAATAACGCTATGGCATTCCAGCACACTGCCGCCAGATGCATGAATCCCTCCTTGTCATATCTCTCCCCTTTCGTATAAGCGACCAAGTGTCTCATGAGTGCACCTAGATAACGATTGAACCCATCAGGTATATCTTGCCATGAGTTATCAGCATACTTCTTGGCACCTTCTGTATATACCCTCACGATGTCTTCTATCTCAGCCAAAGGAAGGAGGTCCCACCGGAGTTTGCCGTCGACCCGGTCGTTCTTCCCGCTGCCGTCCTTCCCGACGAACGGTGCGTCTGTCGTTTCCCACTCATTGGTATTACATAGACCCTCGCCGATAGGGCTATAATCCGTAAGATTATCGACCGTTTCCTCATCAATAATCCTTAATTTAATAGCCCTGTTTAATGATACAACCATTTCCTCGTCAGCCCAAGCATATTCATATGATGCTTTAAATAATGGGCATAATTTCATCATTCCTGTACGATCGGCGGTTTCAAGTACCTCAAATACCTCACCGTCATAAACAACCTTGTCGTATTTGCTAAATTCTTCTTTCATCTTAAATTCCTTTTTGCTTTATTATTATTACTGGATCATCATTAAAAGGAGACAGTATTCCAATATGCAGCAATATGCTTCGCTCATCCCCATCATTCTTTTCTGCTTTAAAGCCATTGATAACACATTTGTCACTAGATATAATAAAACCGCTTGTATCAGGATTATTTTCAATTGTAACCCATCCCTTTTTAATCGGTTCATATCTCTTTAGTTTATCAGCATCATCTTTCGTTAACCAATATTCCTCAAAAACAGTATCCGGATATTTGGTCTTTATTTCCTCGTAAGTATCATACCATGTCATATTTTCATGTTTTAGATTAATAAAATTCGCTAAGATCCCTACATTCCGGTGTCTCACCTGTTATGGAATAAAGCTCACCAGATGATAGATATACGCAATGCGATGTCTTCCCGTCCCTCCACTCGCTTTGCTTCGTAATCCCGCAAATAGCGCAGCGTTGGATCCCCGGCCCTGCCTTTACCCACGAGTGTCGTACGTTTTTCTTTCTCGTCCTGTTGGTGTTGTCAAGTTTCCTCATATTAATCCTCCAAAGTCATTATAATCTTATCTTTCCCGATAATAACCTCATTCCCGCTCCTTACATCAAAGCATTTCCCTTCATCTGCCTCCTTGAAATAAAGAGCACCATTGTACTCGAACAAACCGAAGCCGTAATCGTCTAGCTTCATTTCGTTAAGTCTCTTGAATTTGTATATTTTCCCCATATTTTCTGTATTTTTTATATTTTGTATTACTAAACACATCAAAAAGATAGATAAGATCGTTGCTATTATCCCTCCATAAAATTTAGTCGAATCATTCTTTTCATTTCCTTCTACTATCAAATAGATAGAACACGCCATTATTATAAAGGTAGATCCTAATCCAATCATAACATTTCCCTTGTTTTCAAAAACTCCATCATATCCTCTGCACTAAGCTGGAAGCCTGCCGCCGCCTTATGGCCTCCTCCCCCGGGATAGGCTTTACGTGCCAGCGCCGAGACATCCACCTCCTCTTTGGTGGTATAGAATGAACATCTAAAGAATCTTCCGTTCCAGCAAAATGGCATCATCAGATCATGTCTCTTAGGGTTATACATAGATTCAAATGTAGTAGAGTTAAACTCCGTGGTATTCATACATATAGCCTTGTACCCAAATACATCAGCCTCGAATGAGAACATATTCATCTCCCCTCTGTTTTTCTCTACTATATACTCTATTATAGCCTCCCCGTTATTTATCATATCATTCACTAAGTTGTTATCGGCTTTATCTAGTACATCCTTAACAATGTTTACATCAAGACCGCAATATCCCCTCATCCCGTACTGGAACGCCATGACATCACTCCACTCGAACCGGTCGTGATCCCATACATCATAAGCACTCAATAATTCTACCACATTAGGAGTTTTGATGTCATCGAAAAGATATTCCCACGTAAGCTCACAGGCCGCCGCCCCTATACGCCTCTTGCCCTTTACCTCGTAATCCCTCATATCGTCTATGGCTGTCTTATGATGGTCTATCCATACGACATCTATACCTTTCTCTTTCCACTCATCGAAAAGGAATCTCGTTCTGCTCCCAAATGACACGTCAACTACAAATACCTTATCATATTTATTCACGTCAGGTATTTCCTTGCCGTAATTGTAAGGAAGAAGATCAATGTCCCCTTTGAAATACTTTTTCACTATAGCCGCTGACATTACTCCGTCAAGATCAGCCTCATGATATATACACCCAATCATAATAATTTTTTTATTTGTTTCAATTCATATTCTATCACACTGATACGACCCATGATAATATTTTTATCATCGTCATTATCATGATCACCATCTTCCTTCTTAGATAAGATATTATCTATTTGGGCTGACGCTAATACCATCATCATGCAATGATTTGATTTAATTTTTTTTAATATATCTACGCCATTTATCGTAATTAGAACACCAATATTTTTTATCCCATCTATACCCATATTTATAATCTATTGTTTTTAATTAAAAAATCTATGTACTCTTTTATCTCCTTGTTTCGACCGTTATCCCAATCAAATGTCTCGTTTATGAATTTGAAGTACGATACCGGAATTGAATGCAACATCCATCCACAATACTTGCCGAATGCCATTAACGTAGAGCCAAGGGGATGATCCGGTCTCCCGGGAACAGGGGCGGCGGTTACGCCCTGCGCCAGCCCCCTCCTACGATCTTTCTTGGCGGCTTTGATATCCAGATCTGTTTTCGTTACCTTATCCCCCATCGGGATATTGGTAATTAGTTTATCGCCGATAAACATTCCCCATCCATACCCCTTGTAGTTCTCTATACTAAGTTTCCTTATATCACCGAACCTTGACGAGTTGTTACAACAATCAACGACCAAAGCACTATCCTTTCCGTCTTTTATACGGACTGCCCTTCCAAGCCACTGATAAAACGACGAGAACGAGAATGTCGGCCTTCCTACTATCACGCAATCCAGACCCGGATGATCGAATCCCGTACCGAGGGCGGAATAGTTGAACACTACCTTCGTCTTACCTGACTTGAACCCCTCGACTATAGCCTCCCGCTGTTTCTTTGGCGTGCCTCCGTGAACCACTTCCGCCATGCCAGCGCATATCTTGGCGTTCATCCATTCGGCGGCGGTATTGCAGCTCTCAACAGAATCCATAAACACCAGTATAGATCTGCATACGTCTTTTAATACCATCAACCGACGTAAAATAAGGTTGTTTAAGCCGTTTTTTCTCACCGCCTCACTAATAGACTCGGCCGTATATTCGGAGCCGTTAGAATTAAGTTTAAGGGCATCTCCATTGAAATCCCATGTCTCATATTTAAGAGGTGTCCAAAATCCTTGCCTTATCATCTCCTCCACCTGTATGACATGGATTAGGTTCTTGAAATATACCGGTCTCATACGAGTGATGAAATTAAGCTGGGAATATGACACCTGCCCTATCGACATCGTTTTAAGCCTGCATGGTGTAGCGGTAAACCCTATCACCTTTTTCGGTTTCAGTTCATTCATGAATGTCATGAACTCACTGCCGTCCTCCGGGCTATACCCGGCATGAGCCTCATCTATCAACACGTTCCTGATCCCCATCTCCTTAAGCTGACCAACAACCTTCTTGATAGACCCTAACGTGGCGTATATCATGTTAGACAGTTCTTTCTTTCCACAGGAAGCGGAGTAGATGGTAGCCGGTATCCCGTAAGATGTGATCTTGTCGTGGTTCTGTTGCAGCAATTCTTTTGATGGTTGTAAAATCAGCGTCTTATCTCCCATCAATCTAGCCGCTTCTGCTATGAGGATCGATTTACCGCAACCTACCGGTCCGATGACTAATACTGGATCATGTCTATCAGAGTTTATGTAATCGGATATACTTTTAACACACTCCTCTTGATATGGTCTTAGTCTGTATATCATTTGGATCTGTAGTTATCAAAAACGTCTTTCACGTACTCTAATCTTATCGCACACTCCCGACCATCGTCCATTTTCACCATCAACGTCTCTTTGGTCTTGCTTATGGCTATCACCTCTCCTATCCCTATCTGGATATGAACTATATCACCTATCTTTACATCAAATTTACTCATGGTCCAGCCTTTTATTAAATTCCTCTATCTTGCTCCTGTCTGTCTCTTTGGTCATCTTAGCCTCTTCCTTGAATATGTCATACCCTTCTCGGATATTGTCTCCAACCATATTCTCTATCATCTCCCTTAACTCATCGCTTCTTACGGCGAAAGATATCTGAAGCGATTTACTTGTACCTTTCATTAGATAATCAATCTCCTTCTTGCATTCTGTCATCAACCGATCCAGATTATCGAATTTAACGAACTTAGAGTTGCCATTGGCTTTCCTTACCCCATCCTTGAAATCCTCCAATATCCCGTTAAACACATCTGCCATACACATCATGGAATGTAGCCATACCAGCATATTGAATTTATATTCATTATCAGCGTTGTTCATCAAACTCACCAAAGACTCGCTTTTTGTCAGCATAATCTTCGATTCCCGGTCTACGATATCCTTTATCTCTTGCCGGTATCTCATGGCACCAACGAAATCCATTTTAGAATAACATTCATTTGATTTCTCTACCAATTTCCTGATATCCTTTCTAGACATCAGAAGATCCAATACCTGTTTTTCTCTTTCGTTTTTATCCACGTTACTAAAATTATTTATTTTATTTATTAAATTCACATTCATATCACAAAATGTTTACTCTAACCGGGTTAAACGCCAACCCACTATCGATTATCCCACTGACGTAAGAATCATCGAATACTTTCCTACCAATTCCGATAGCTCCATTGATATCAGCATTTAGCAGCTTCCCAATAGAGCTTTGAAACAATCCTCGTTTCTTTCTTTTGCCGAGATAAACATCATGCTTGCACAGTTTCTCAAAAGCCAGATGATCTACTTTGGAGGTATAGGATTCCTCATTGGTTTGAAAGTTTATTCCAACCAATTTACATTTGTAAGAAATCTTATCAATTAGCTTGGAGAACGGAATCTCAACGAACTTCTGATTTATCCTCTTTCCTAGATTTACTCCATTCTTCCATCCTCTGTTTAACCCTACTACAAGACTACCAATATTATTGTCAATACAATAATTGACAATAAACCTGCTGATCTTATGGATATGATCATCTATCCAAAAATTCCTATAATTATTTAGCCGTCTAAGTCTCCTTGAAGTTCCCTTATCTCCAATGTAAGACATCAATCTAGCTCTCTTCTTATTATACCACTGATTAAAGGACTTGATAATCTTGCCGTTTACAATGAAAGGCTTGATACCTACATTGCTTATACATGTACATAAATTATTCAATCCCAAATCAATCGAAAGAACATTATCCTTATTCAGGTTTAGATTCTGTTCCTTCTTCTCATAAATCACCTCAACCACATAACAAGTGGCTTGTGGAATTATCCTAACCTGACATAATTTGTTATCTCCTATTTTTGTTTTAATTGATGGAATTATGTTTTTGATGAAATGGATGTAACCATCCTTTTTTAATCTACAAGAATTTGTTGTAAATACAACCATATTCTGCTTCTTGCCTCGTTTGTACTTCGGCAATTTAGGTTCTGAGTTGAACTTAGAAGGATTCTTTTTATATTCCTTCTTTGATCTGATCCAAGATTTTGTTACCGAAAATACTTGAGCTACGACTTGTTGGGATACTACTGATGGTAGATTCCTAAAATCAACCTGATTCTCCTTACATAATTTAGTAGAAAACTCATATTCATTTATGTAATCTCCGGAAAATATACCTTGTCTGACATTGAAAAGAACATAATTATACAACAACCCGGATTTGAGGCATATATCCTCAAATCGGTTGTCTTTTATGATATGTCTCTCAACTAATCTCATTTTTAATATCTTATGCCATAAATATAAACATAGTTTATGATACAAATAATTTATTCTATCATAACCAGTTATTTATTGACACAAATATAATTAAAGCCTAGATATTTACCTAGGCTTTTTAATAAAGTTAATCTTTTTTATTCTTTCTTTTTGACTCATCCCAATCCGATGAGTACCTGCATGTCCCTTGTTTGTGGATCGAGAAATCGCACCAAAAACACAAGGGCTTGGGGCGGGGTTCAAGGCAGGCCGGCTGGCGTCCCATGAGGTAGCGCTTCTCGTACTTATACCCCTGTTTGGCGTCGTCCCAAACGTGAGCTTGATAGCTATCTATTTTATTTGTCTCGAAATCATACATGTCAAGGAGAATATCGTTAAGTTCCTTGACCGATCTCTCTACTTTCTCCTTATCTACCTTCACGTTCTGATTGTCCAGCATGCGGGTAAAGAAATAGCTGCACATATCCGGCAATACCTTATATTTTCTGAGTATGTAAAAGGCGTATATCGGATGTTGGAGATTATGAAGCAGCTTATCTTCATCGAATAACTTTCTCCCGGACTTCCAGTCTATCGTATACATGGCTATCCTGTCCTTTGTCTTATACTCTCCACGCCAGTCCACCGATCCTATGATATGTACCTTATCGTACGTAACGCCATCCAAAGTAAGAGGCTTGGGCAGCTTATAGGGCAAGACAAAGTCCTCCTCCACGCCTACCGGTCTCGACCCCCGGATCACCTTCTCCATTGGCGTAAGATCAGACCATGCCTTCTTATAATTGCCAGCAGCATCCTTCTCAAACAACCCCACAATCCATCTTATTAGCCTAGCCGCATGTTGCATAGACTCGATCTGGGATTTTACGCTATCAAAAGGAATCTTCTCTATATCCGCATAGTAATTGAAAGCCTTACTCATATCCTCATAAGAAGGTCTACATCCGTTCTTGAAGAAATACTCCATTGTCTGGTGGATAACCGTACCATATGACGTAGCCTCGTGCTTCTCCGTGGATCTGTGACCCTCCACGTAAGTCTTATACCATTTATATGGGCACTGGATGAACGTGTCTATCTGCGAGTAAGAGGCGGCGAGAACCTTCTCTCCGTTTATAACCTTACATAATAAGTTATTCTCCGGTATTACCATAAAGCTTATCTATTTTTATGTCATGTCCGTATAAGTCCATTAACAGGTTTTGTAGATGGTGAAGATTCTTAATCTGAATAGGATCGCTTAGATCGTCTTCCAGATCCCTAAGCCCAAGATAATACCCATCATCAAAAATCTCTATAGATATTCCATAGCCTCGATATACATCCCGCCCCTTATCACGCTTGAAATAGATAGTATCAAGTATATTATCATCTATCTCAATAGGTATGACATCATCTTCCCCGGAATACCATTTCATTATCCCATCATCAACCTCACATTCAAGGATCAATGACTTACTTTCATTACGCATACCAGTAACGCACCCTACTCTCCATATATTGCCAGCCTTGTCTTTTACAAGATCCCCTATCCTTAGTTCTTTAGCCGAAATCATACTCGTCCTCCTCGTTGTAATCGTCATCGCAATCATCGACAAGAGGGGTCTCTAGCCCCTCTTCCCAATCATCATATCCGAAGTCCATTACTTACTCTCAAGCCAATCGTACAACATATCCACAAAAATCCCTACAGTTAGTTCATCGACAGATTTATCGCCAAAGACATCATCCGGTATCCTTATATCCATCTTTTCTTCAATCCCTATCAATACCTCTAATAAATCAAATGGATCCATAGCTAGATCGGATGACAAATTACTGTCTTCTCTTACATCGTCAATTACCTCTATATTATTAATGTAATTGAACTCATGCATTTTCTCGAATATCTCTTCCCTCACTATCTCCAATAACTCATCTCTTTTCATAATCCTTTAAATAATTGTACAACATATTTGTAAGCTCTCCTACCGTCAATTCGTAATAAGGCTTGACATCAAGCACTTCATCAGGTATACATCTACCAGTTCTCTTCTCCATTTCCATTACGACTTCCACGAAATCAAGGGAATCCAAGGCTATATCCGCGCCCAGCTCATCATTATTGGTTATCGATTCAGGATGATTAAGCCCATTAAATTCACCTACCTTTTCGAATATCACCTCTTTTATCATTCTCAATAATTTATCCTTTTCCATAATCTAAATCGACATTTTCAATCTTCTACCTAATTCTTTTTTTATATCCGATATCCTTTCGATATCCATCTTAACATCGCCTGTGATAGCGTATTCCTTATCCATTCTCTTTGGGGGATCCGGAAGCCGGCTTATGGCGAACAACCATGCCAGCTCCTTGTTCTTGTTCTCCCTAAGATACAAGTCAGACGTCATGCCATACATTTTTATGATCGTATCGAATAACGTTGATTCCGATAAACTCATATGCACGCTATACACATTTGATGGTTTCCAGATCAAGTTATCCAATCTCATCGTATATTCACGTTTAAGATCTATGTGAGATATTACGGCCCTTACTATAGGTTCTTCCTTGAAGTTGGTGTTAGCCACAAACCAGATAAGCCTTTTTTCCACCTCCTTGATAGCTCCTGTATCCTTACCCATATCGTTATATACCCCAACGATACGGTCCCGGATCCCCTCGACCTCCGGTGTCAGACCGGGTGTCTCTATCAGCATCAGCAGCGATCCTCCCCTTGGCGTTATCTTCCACTTCCCATTCTTCTGAAGCTCAATATAACCAGATGCTTTATAACTATCTATTTTCTCCTTTGGAATGGTGTTAGCCATCTCTTCTTTTTGCCGGATCATCAAAAGATATCCAACATCAGACATCGTTAATCCTGATGTCATCATCTGTTCAAAATTTATATACATATGTAAATAAGTTAAAATATTGACCTAATCTTTCTGGCTACCCTCTCGACTATATCGGGATGATCATTTCCGTTATATATATCTATTAGCGTATCTATTATATGTAACCTTATATTTTTCTTTGATGAATGAAACCAAAAATCTCCATTTTTTTTGTTTACAGGTTTGAACATCTTTAGTTCTGGTATAAGATAACACGCCACACATGATCTTTCAGCAAGTGATAATTCAACCGCTGCCCTTTCTATTGCTATGCATATAAACGCATAATTATCATTCTTTATTAGATTGTAAGCCTTTGTCAACACCCTAAGGGCGTCTGCTTTCGATAATCTCTTTCCCTTTTTCATACTGTTTTACCGTATAAGATTCATTAGCCATACCAACCCTGCCAACCGATATGGATTGATTTATGGATTGATTGAGATGCCCTATAACCGACATCTTGGCTCTAACCGTATTGGCGCATCTTAGAAGAACTCTGTAATCCTCCAACGCCCTCTCATACCTTACGTCCACCCTAGCCTTTTTGTCGGCGTCAGTCATGCTCTTGCATGATCCATCCTCTCTCAGGCTTATGGCGATCTTATCTCGTATGATCCTGATATCATCCTCAGCTATTACCAACTCAGCGTCAAGAACCCCCTTGTAAGAGCTAAGAAGATCCTCTACCGCCACGACCTCCCTCTTCAGATTCTCTAATTCAAGTACCATAGAGTTGTCGTTCATTCTCTTATATTCCAGAACCTTCTTAGATACCTCGTCACATATGCCCATGATCTCCTTCTCCCGTTCCCGGTTTATGATGTATCTGATGCTATATTCGGCCATTTCCTTCAACGAGGATATGATCTCTCGTATACCCATCTTGTTTTCGGCAGAGAAATTGGCTTTTAATAGCATCTCCATTCCCTTTATAATGACAAGCAAATAGTTTTTTCTTAATCTCATGATTAATAAGGTGTTTCGTCATGTACTACATTGAAATCATCACTGGGTGGTATATATTGTTGCTCCAATGGAACACCAGGAGGTGGGGGCGGAAGCGTCACTACGGTCGTGTCCGGCTTGCCGCTACCCACGGGGGCATCCGAGCCTCCCGGTCTTTCTTGGCGCACCACCCCTCCATCAGGATAATATCGCTCATATCCTTCCATGATATCTACATGTATCGCATCAATCTCTTCTAACGATCTCTGACGGACTTTTACTATATGATGGAATATAAGTCCATCTACACGGAAAGAGCGCCTTGATTCACTCTTAAAACGTTCCAGATTAGGATACCAGCCTTGCGGGAATTGCATGTATGATGAATATCCGTATCTTTTTGGGATATTCAACGCTACCATAGCCGTACACAATTGCCCCAATGTATCTGATTGATAGAAATCAGATTGTTTTGGCATATGATCCTTAGGATCCCGTCTTCCCTCAATATCACGGTTAAGTTGTGATATTATAAGAAAGAATATATTGGGAAAAGTTCTTTTAGCTATATTACACATGGTTATCAGACTATCTATATTCCTCTTAGCGTCACCCGTGCCTTGTATAAGAGCTGTATGATCTATGGATACAAACACCATTTTCTTATCCTTGTTCGCTGGCATATAACTATTCCATAAGAAGTTCTGAAGCTCGTCTACTGTCGATGGTTTAGGGATGTATGTTATTCTGCTGGAGTTTTCCTCCTTAAGACATTTCTGCATTTCCTTTATCTCTTCATCAGACATCTCGTTAAGAAGTATATCCTGTATGTCTTTTCCCATTTTTTTTGATAGTGAACGTAACATCAAATCTTCTGGATTCATTTCAAATTCGCATCTGAGCCATACATAATCATTAGCTTGGGGATTGATATTAACATTCATTACATTGCTCATGATCTTCTGAGCCAAATAAGACTTGCCCACTCCGGGTCTAGCCCCTATAGCTACCGCATGTTGGGGATAGAATCCTCCAAGCAAAGCCTTGTCAAGATAAGTATATCCAGTATGAGCCGGGAGAAGTTCTCCCGACTGATACTTCCTTATCCTCTCATAGGCGTCCATGATAATCTCCTTGGACGATCTCCATATCCTATCCTCACTCATCCCCTTGCGTTTCTATCGCCAGCCGTATCGGATTTAGATCCTCTGTTAGCTGATCTCGATTTGTATCTTAACCCCTTAGCCGTATGGCATAAATCCTTTCCCTTCCGATAGGCTTTACCTTTCAGCTTATCGGTTTTATAATTCTTGCGACCCAACTCCCGTCTCTTGGCTTTCTGCTCAGGGCGGGCGTTGATCTTCTTATCCGTCTCGGCTTTCTTTCTTCTGGCCTCCGGATGTGTCCTATAGTATTCAGTCGACCTCCCCATCCTCGTCCTCCTCGTCATAATCATAATCCTCTACGATAATATCCTCTCCATCTAAATATGAGGCTTTATCTCCGAGCCTGCTTCTCATGTTCTCGTAAGGATCATCCCCATCTTTTATTTCCCACACACATAAGTGCGGACCTATTATATCAATAAGCATGTTGGCCTTATCCTCGCTTATGCCTTTTTCTATCATCTTATCTCTGCATTTGTAAAAACCACATGTCTTGTTAAACACTGATCCTCCAACATAAAATCCTGTTGGCTTATGAATAAAAATTACTTTCATATTTTATATAATTAATATTATCTATCAAATTTATTATTTCTTTCCACATAATCCCCGTAACTCATATCCATATCACACACCACCGTATTAGTTGTGCTGTTCACCACATGGAACAGGAACTCCGGGCATCCGTGGCATGCGCTACTCCCGATCACCACCGCACCGTGTCTAGGGCAAGCTTTCTTTACCTCGGTTTTATCGTATATCTGTATACGATTGTTGCTATATTTTTCAGCATACCTCATGACTTTAAGCAATGATGGCAAGGACATCTTATATGGGGATACATGTTCTATTGGTATATCCAATTCACCAGATAGGCTTTTGTAAATATCCTGCACATCCCGTTTTGTCCTATACGCAAATATATTAATCTCAGTCATTACCATATCCATACTCCTAAGAAGATCCGGCTTAGCCAGCCTCCCCATCGGCTTCCCGAAAGGATCGGATCTCATCCAAGCCCCACACTTCCCGCACCCAACTTGCTTCCCCTCTACCGTATTTATCATAGTGGATGGGATCTTGCAGTACGGGCATACGGATCCGTTTAACATAGCTTTTTGAGCTAAAGACAGTTCTTTCATTCTGTTTCCTTTATTTCAACATTAAATAAGCTGCAATATCTATTGAAATTCCTGCTTTCTATTTTCATATCCTCCTCATACCTGTTAATTGATTTAATAAAATCATCGTAACAGTCCTTGCACATCCATAGATCGATTACCGCCACGTAATAGCCCACGGACGTAGGTCTGTTACACATATCGCAAATACCTAAGCACCCATGTCTGGTAAACTTATCCATCATCTCCTGTCTTGTTATTTCAAGCACCTTGAATCCCTTGTAATTATCAACTACTTTTGCCATTGTTATTATTGTTTTGTTTAATGATAAAATAATCAGCTATATCCATTCCCTCATTTATATTGGGCTTTGATTCAAGAAAATCACTTATCTCGATATTCATCCCCCTCATATCCCTATCCACCTTCTTCTTCCACTCGTTAAACGCCGATCCTTTGTCAGGATATAGGACTATTCTCCTACGTCCCAATGCCTCTATCATCTCCCTTTTCAACATATGGATACCTCCGCATGCCATGAAAAGCCTATCTGGATATACGATATTACAGATGACCGCCGTCTTCTCCGACTCAACTATATATACCGGGGCTTCCTTAGGATAGAAGTTGATAAGAAACTCACCGAACAGGCATTGCCTTAATAAATAATCTTGACCGTCGAGGATGTGAACCCAGCATACATGATCCATGGGAACCTTTACCCTCTTACCATCTGGTCCGTAATCCATTATCTTCCCGGTCCTTATCACCCAACTTTTATCAAGTTGCCAGAACACGCAGCATTTACCCCAATCCCCGAATCTCATCATCCCGATCTTATATAAGCTGAACGCTCTATTGGTATGATATGATCCGAATATATTGGATAGATAATCCTGAAGATCAGATGTCTCGAAAGGATTAAGCGTCTCAAACATCTTGCTTACCGGAATGCAGTTGGCTATATCCGGGTCTACGGGAGGCCTATACCTCCTTAATACTTTGTTTGAATCGGTAAAAAGATCATTGTTCCCAAGTTCGCTCCCTGTTGGATATTTAAAGTAACCACATTTATTTTTATGATCACACACCCCAAACTGCTCTCCAACGATCTGACCGGTGGTTACGTCCACGTACGGCGTAAAACACTTATCCTTGCCGCATTGCGGGCACGTCATCTTCCTCCTTGGCTTGCTATGATCCAACTCATACCGATGTACGCTCTTGTCAAACTCCCTGAATTCCATTATCCTCTCCTCTCACTCATCACTCTATATATATAATCTCTCAGCGACTCTTTTCTTATCAAACCATTCAACTCAAAATCACCCTCTATATCTAAAGATCCGATCCTTGACGTAACCGTATAATTGGTTTTCTCAAACTTATACTTACCTTGAAGATATACAACCGTAGCCATATTAAGTATAGGATTATCGGTTTGTCTCTTCAACTTATATTGACTTGTCTTAGCGGTAGGATCACCCGGAGCGAAGTTATATATCTCCTCTATCTCCAATATCTTTCCGTAGTTCTCCAGTATCATTCTTCTATATAGCTCAAGCTGGAAAGCGTACTCGTCATAGAAATTGCCTTTCCTGTTTGATTTGAAGTCCAATATAGCGAATATCCTCCTGCATCTCTTTATCTTCTTTTTCTCCGTCTTAGGCTGACCTTTCTTGGCTCCCGTCTTATAGAACTCTCCTGTCTCGACCTCTATCTCCACCATCTCCGGCTCGCTATCCATTTCCACCACTGCGTCCACCGAAGAAGCTACCTTTAACCTGCTTGACCTCAACATCTTCTCGATCAATACAGGTTTTACATGTCTTTCCTTGCAGAATATGGCAAATGATATTAGATCCTCTATTAGCTCATCAATGTTATCCACTAATATCCGCTCCATCCTATACTTGTCTATTCTTAGCTTGGCTTCCTTGACCACCTTCCTGATCCATGTCGGGATCAGCTTTATGTTAACACCGGTCAGATACAACCCAAATAGATAATGCATGATAGTACCTAAGTCAGCCCTATAGTTAGCGTACTCATCAGGGTCCTTGCCCTTGAGTCTCATCTCATTCTTCCATTTCTCCAAGGCTCCGGACGTATCACAATACCCATTGGCGATATTGTTAGTGGCTCCATCGTATATGATAGGATACCCATCAACATCCATCTCATAATACACGCGCTTGCCGGCAACAGTCATTCTATATAACACCGGTGTCGGGATATCCCTTATCCATTCAGCGGCATAATACTGCTGTTCGGTCTCCAGATCATACTCAACTTCAATTTCCTCTTTAGGCTCTTTTTTAGGCTCTTCAACAGACTTTTCCTCCTCATCCATATCTTTCTTTGGGATCGTTGACAAAACATCTAATATGCCAAAGAAAGCGGTAAATTTAGGATCTGTATGATATGATCTTAATATTGGTAATGATGATCGCCAATAATATGATGGCGCATTCTCGTCCATTGACTTATTATGAACAAACTCTATTACAACACCATCATCCGTGATAACCACATGATGTTTTTTGGATAAACGAACTCTCATATCATCAAACGATTCTTGATCGCTTATGACTTCCATATCCATTCCTTTCTTATATATCGTATCACTTATAGCCTCGTATCCAAGAGCTAAAAGTAATTTTTGTTTTCTTCTATCCATGATAATAATCTGGTTTTTAATTTACCATCCTCCTCGACTCTAGGTGCGAGATCCCTCATCCTTCTGGCTGCCAACAGCCATACGTTACCAAACTCATCCAAGAGCCGGCTAAAATCCATCGTATCTAATAGATAATCGAATCTTGTATGCTCATCAGCCGTCAAGTAGATAATGTTATCATTATCCTCGGCGACCGATTTATATTTCCGTTTAGGGTATAAGTGGCATATGTTGCTTACCCCAGGACATGGTATATATGCGCCGGTAACAGATCTTCTTATCATACTTAACTTAGCTACGTGGGCGCCAAAGAACACGGCTAGGCTCCTACCCCGGGGCTTGGCCTTCGCCCGTATCGCCGTCCTCCCCTTTGGCGGTAGTTCCTTGGCTCTGCATGCTGGACATAACCCCTTGCTCCTTATGGCTACCATCCTCCCGCATCTCTCACACGGCAACATTCTACCTCTCATGCCTTTTTCTTTTTATAACTTTTATTGAACTCCATAAGGCTCATAGCCCTATATCTTTTAAGCCTATTAATCTTACCCTCAGTCCAATCTTGATCTTTGAAGTTGATGATCGTATCGAATATCTGAGCCAGCTCCCGGATATTAAAATTCCTGTTCTGTATTTTTTTATAGAACCCGGACCTACTATACCCTAACTTGGAAGCCAGATAAGTCTTATTAGATAATGTGAGGATACGATAAATCGTACCCTCCATCTTACTTATCTCCATCAACTTCTCGGCGACGGATGACATGGTTTCGTAGCTAGCCTTGTTGCTTACTATCCTCATGCTTCTCCGGGTTCCTGATCTTACCGTCAAACTCATAGAAATCCATCAACTTCTTCTCCTCCTTAATACAGGTTACCACGAAGTCTGATATAGTCCCTTTCATGCCCTCCTCGAAGCTCTTCTTGGCATGATCAAGGTCATTGGCCCGAACGATGTAGTTAAACGCCTTGCGTTTCTCATTACCCGATTTCTCGTCTACCGTAATATAATCAGCCGTGACCTTATAGAACCGGTCTCCATCCATGGCAAACAATTCCGCTATCCTGAATCGTTTGATATCAACGCTAAACTCACCGGAGATGAATGGTCTCATTTCCTCTATGATTCTAGCCTCACATTCGGTATAAGAAAAGGCATCTACTAAATACTCTTCCTTTACCTTCTTCTTCATGCCGTTCTCGGCATCGGTCTCGTAAGAAACCGTACATTTAAACCAATTGTGCATTTTAATCTATATTATTATTAAACAAAGGATAATCTTTTATTCCTTCACGAATATATCTCTCCGTATCATCATCCACATCATAAGCCTTCTTGAAAAATATCATAGCCTTGTCCGTGTCGTGATCCACCAACGGAAGATATTCCTTTACGAAAAGAACTTTAAGATGATTCATGTGATCAATCTTGCGCCTTACATCAATTACTTTTGACCATATCTCGGCACGGATTTCACCCATCTTTTTTACATTCTCTTTGTATTCGTTTACCTGATCTTTATACTCCTCCTCGATCTCGTTGTTCTTATCCTTGACAGACTTATAAGCTTCCTTATCTTTCGTGTCAAACATCGGAACATGCCTGATATTGATTATATCCAATCTACTGCATAGCTCCTCATTGGATATGGTGAAATCATATCTAGTCCTGTATAGATCAAATTCACTTAATAACTTAGCTATCTTAATAGCATCATTCTGATCAAGAACGGCTATATTCAAGCCCTCCAAATAGTAGAAGAAATGAGATGGAGAAATAGATTTATAGCCATACGTCTTCATGACTGGAGGCTCATCTATAAACCTGACACCTTCCTCCGCACATCTTGTTACGATCAATTTCTCTACCTGCTCATCAGTAAGATCATATATCTCCTGATCGGTCATCTTATCAATTGTCTTCATCATCCTCATCCTCCGACATCGTTATAGTCTTTGTAAACTTTTGTTTATAAACCTCACTCATAAGGCAGTCAAAAGTCCTATCATCCATACTAGCCATAGTATTGGCCTCTACCTTCAGATCCATCTCAATGTTCTTTACCGTGATTTCATAGTTATCATCATCTTCTTTATAGAAGATGACTTTACCACCATACTCGAAACCATCATCTTCGATCTTAACCATATCGATGATCTTCTCCAATTCCTTTACAAACTCACTCTTTTTCATATATGTAATTTTTATGTGTCTACAAAAGTAGACATTTTGTTTTTGAATTAAATTAAATAAACATTATTAATAATTAATATCACCCTTTCTCCTATCATTCATGTTTATTCCTTCATAAACTCAACATAACATTTATCCACTCTGGTTATTGTTCGATAGTCATCGGTACGGATACTATATCCTTTATAGCTTTTGACTATAGTACATATTTCTCCTTTTTCTATAACCGTACCACCCTTGCTTTTTAAATGGCAAAGGGTTTTTACTTTCACTCCTATTATCTTTCTCAATGCTATTATCCTCCATATATTTTAAGCCCTTTTGTGTTATATTTGCTTATATCAGCGCATAAATTACAACCTCCATGACAACAGCACCACGAGCAAAAAGCTAGTCGCTCCCGCTCCGGCATGCCTTGAAACTCCACCGCCGCCCTATACCATGCCGGGGATAATACCTCGACCTTTTTCGGTACGGGCGGCGTCATGAGCATCGATCGCCGCCTTCCTTTGGCATCTTCCCTACTTCTCATTTGGATTATCCTTTAACAGCTCAGCTATCTTATCTTCCTTCAACATATTTTGCTTTCTCATGTTATCCACGATAAAGGTAGCGAACGCCATATCATACCTTTTCCTTAACTCATTGACAAAAGACTTGGCTTTTGATTCTATCATTGTCTCGATGTTGCTGTCTACAACTTTCTTCATCCTGCCTCTTATAAACTCATCTACCGTCAACTCCTCATCCATATAATCTAACCTGAATCTATATTTCTTCTCGCTGGCGTTCTTGACGAGATCGCTCATTAATTCCCTCGCTATATCCTCAATTTTCTCTGATATCGGATTGGATATTTCCCTCATCAACTCATTCTTGAACTTTTCTTTAAGCTCACGTACTACGGCTAACCTGACCGAGCTGGTAAACTCCTCTTTCAACGTCGCTTCGTTGTACATAGCTTCCTCAAATACATCTTCCAAATTTAACTCTACTTGAATTTTCATATCATTATCTTTTAATAAATTATAAATCTTTTATGTATATAATCACCTTTATTTATTCATAAAAATCAACAACTTTATTCAAATACCCTTTTGTCATCTCAATAAAGTTCACGCAATCCAGCTTGCTCAACTTGTAAATCAAAGCCGGGTTATGAATTACGGCTATAATTTGTGTTTGTGGTTTATGAAATGACAACACATTGTACAGATCCATGATATTGTCAATATCCAGATTCCTATCTGGCTCATCCATAAGGATCGTATACTCAAAATCCTTCTCCATTAATACCACACGATTGTCTTTGTAGTATTTTAAAAGATTGCCGATCCTGTTTACCCAGAACTCATTTGACTTTTTCTTAAATTCCACAAGCTTCTGTATCGGAAACGCATACTCATCTTGGTTAAACATAAAATCAAAAAGCGAGTTCATGGCATGAAGATTCTTCTCCCCAGAGGACCTAGATGCCCCATTCATATACAAACTTAAATTATTGATATTATTCAATATATCATCATTTCTCATTTCAGTTTGCTGTAGGAGATGGAAAACTTTCCCAATATAATCCGACTTAATACTGATCCCGTCAAGCACCTTGTCATCATCAAATATATCCGGGAAATACAATGCTTCTGACTGTAATTCAGAACACATCTTTTTCTCGCACAACATGTACTTCGATATCATATTCAGGAGGGTTGATTTCCCGCTCCCGTTCTTGCCTACAATCACATTCACGCCGGGCTTGAATATAAACTCAGAGCCATTTTTGAACGCTTTTATCTTTGGGATATATTTAAATGGAGTCTTCTTGTTGTCGTCTATCCTTATAGAAGTTATCATCTTATATGATTTTGTGTTGAATTATTTAAGCCTTTCATCAATTGCCAAATCAAATATCTTATCAAGACATTTCCTCATCTCCTCCGCATACTCAAACAGATCCTCTTTTGAAAGATCCCTGCGCTGCCAATCATACATATTTGTATATGAAGATTCAATAGCCTTATTCCCTATATCCTCAAGCACTTTTTTAATAGACTTATCTTTCCCTTGATTCACTTTTATCTTCTCTAGTGATTTAATAAAAGACTTCATATACTCGCAATTCTGATCGCAGTCAAACGAATGATTACACATTCGATCATTATCCCCAGAGAGGTTTGGACAACTTTTCCAGTGGGCGTTAATAGCTTTCGCCATTTCCACGACAATTCGTTTTCCGCTGTCTCTTCTACAATCTTCCTTGCATTTCATCTTCCCTAACCCAATTATTCGTATCACAATGCCAGCAATATCCTGTTTTAGAATCCTCCTTGTGAGAATGAGATCCGCAGGTAGCACACCAATAATTATCATTCATATCATATTCATAACTTTTATTCTCATGCATTTTGGCTACTCTGCCTATCCTATCCATTAACAATTTATTTAGATAATAGCATTCATAAGGTCTATCTTCTTCTCTCAATATGTAAAGATCAATATCCATCATACTCCCCATCCTGTCCGTACACATACACTCGGCGGCGTGTCGAATACTTTCTTCCGGCATCCCCGGGACTATCTCCCGGATCACTGCCTCCATCTTCTTCTGGTATTCGGTATCTACCTTAGCTACCAAATCCTCTAACTTATCTATTAAGCTCATGATTTTTTACCTCTTTATATATAATGTCTATATCATCTTTCCTATCTATATCAATGCAATGGGTATACTTACAATAATAATTCTTACTATTATTAAATACGCATCCTTCACAACTAGCGTCACTGGATTTAACCACCTCCAGCTCCACTTCTTTCGAACCGATATTATATTTAAACACAGAGCCTATTTCATGATACCATATATCATCTAAGATCTTCGCACCGTAATCCTCGTTCATTGTATTATGCTCAAATACCATATCGATAAACTCAAGCATCTCATCATTGAATGATCCACTTTCTTCTTGTAGCCTCCTACATTCATCCTCGGTCAATCCACAAGAAGACACCAGCTCCTCTGCGGCCTGCGTCCATCGCCCGTCGTGGGCTAGCTTCTGAACCGCCAACCATATTCCTTGGCTCATACCCTTCTTTCTTTCGTTCTCATCCATATTTATCCCTCCTATTCAGTCATTCTTTTAACAAAATTTTCCCATGACGTATCAACATTATTGTAATGTTTACAACAAGCATTCTGTATTCTCTCTATCAACGGAATGAACCATAACTGAGTTATTCCGTAACGAGTCTGAATTATTCTGCATAGATTTATTTTTATTATCTCCATGTCATCAATACTAGGTGATGTGTCGTTATCGTCACATCTATCTAATATTGTTTGAATTATAGCCAAATAATGATCCATATCTTAAATTGTTAATTATATTACCATCTCCCATTTCCCGGCGTAAACAGTATCTCTCCTGTCCTCACCCAATGATTCCAGTTATTTTTAAGTTCATCAATATTATATGCCTCAGCCGAATGACCACTATCCGATCTTTTTATAACTGACATAATACTTTCCGCTTGCACGCTCCAATGACTATAACAGTCTGTCCCGCACCCGCCCGCCTTGCCTATACATGCCGGCCCCCTTACCAACGTCTCTCATGGTATTTTGGATGCCCTGTCTTCATTTTTTTTAGCATGATCAATCTCCTGTCTCGTGTTAAGATCCCTTCTTTTTAAAAGTTATATCAAATGTCTTTATATTTATCATTTCCCTGAGAATCATTTCCCTAAGGAAGCAAGTCATTTTATATATCTCCTCATCACTAGATATCCTCCATACATTAGCGGCACATTGAATCGCATCTTTCATAGAGAAACAGATCTGAGTCCAATCACTATACTCTCTTTCATCGTTTAGAACATCTTGTATTCTTCTTTCACAATGTTCTATATATTCTTTGTTGAAATTACTCATAACCTTTCAATGATTTTTATTATAAATTTTCTACTTATAGGTATTTTATACGAACCCATATCCTTGATATACTTTACAAAATATACAGGATCTTTCGATTTTAAATCTCCTCCCAATAAATCCACCAGATATCGTTTCCAACTATCAACAGAAACATTATTTAGTTTTTCAAACAGAATTTTAGCTCCATATTCCCAATCGTAAAACTCCGGATTCCACGGATTTCCAATTAGATCAGAACAACGCACAATAAAACATCCAGGCCCCAATTTCTTTATTGGACATTCTTTGATCGTTTCTGAGATGGCAGCCATAATAACGGCAATCAACTTTTGTTCTATCACTCGCTTCTCTTTATTGATAGCGAACAATTCTTGTTCTATTTCTTGTAGTTCTTTATTCATAAGGTTATGATTTTAAAATATTATCCACAAATTCAGTTATTCTTTTCACGGATTCTTCGGAAAGTGTATATCGCCGCCAGTTCCATCTAAAATGGGCTTTTGGTAAATTATGGGTAGATAGCTTTTCGTTCCCATCTTTATTTGTCCATTCGTAATTTTTGCTATAGTCATATACTCTTATCCCTGCTTTCGGCCCCCTTCGAAAACTATACAACATTCTAACAACAGACTCAAAATCTGTATTTATTACTAATAGCATGTGATGTACTTTGTCGACTAACGCTTGATCTTCTTCAGACAATTCGTCCTCTTTAGCGATCTGACGGATCGACCATGTTTTCAATTCTGAATATTTAACAAAACTAAGTTTACCGGGAATCATACGCAATTTATTATCTCTATGTAGCAGATTTCGCAGATCTTCCACAAATTGTTCTTTCAGCTTCTTTTGTCCAAGCAAGGCTGAATATATACTAACCGCTTTCATTACACAATAATCTCATAAACACGTTCCATATAATACTAATCCCAATAGATAAGGGCTATTCTCGTATTTTCAGACACCAAATAACCCATAAACTCATATCTTTCCATATTAACCAAAAGCTTTTAATATTGCACCAAATGAATCAAACTTAACTCCAAAAGTATCATGCGCATTTTGAGAACCACATTCACACTCTCCCGCCCTCTGACCCGATCCGCACTCGCACAGGTCTATCCCCC